TGATCCGCAGTTCCTTTCGTTAAACCGTAGCGGTCGTAAGGCGTTGGCATGATTATGGTGCTCGTAATTCAACCGAGTACATAATTGCCCCGGCATCATTACAGGTATTACAGTTGAGACGCAATCGAATTCGGTCACCTGCTGATACTGCTACACTGTCCGTATCTACACTGGTTGTATTGGCGGTTCCAGAATTAAAGGTAATCGAAAGTGCAGTAATAACATCATTCTTATCGATACTTACAATGAGCTCATTAGTATTGGGGGCATTATCACCCATGCGGACTCGGAAGTTCGTGAGCCTTCCCGAAAATGGAACCTGAAATCCGTAAGATACTGATGCCGAAGCACTGGCGGAGGCAGAACTACCGAACATGGCGTATTTTACGCCATCACCAATGACGTCACCACTGGGACCGCTAACACTACGAAAAATTACCTGGGAAGGTGCCTGTCGCCACTGGGGATTTCCCGAAGCGGAAGCAATAAGGTTATACCCAGCTGTGCCGAGAGGTAAATTAACGTAGTTTCCAGCAGAATTACGATAGAGAACGTCACCCTGAGCGGAAGATGTGAGGGTAAATGAGAGAAGCTTATTAGCGCTGGTGATAGTTGATGCCCAAATATTGCGTCTGGAGAGAACCTTATTAGTGGCCGAAACAGAGGCAGCTGTACCTTGCAGTGCAATACCGAAGCTCGAAGAAGCCCACTCGGAAGGACCGAAGAAGAGACGAGCGCCAGTTCCACCGGTTCCAGTTCCGGCGTTCAATTCGGCTACCGTGGCCTGTTCGACAAGCCCTTGGACAGTAGTTGTGGCATTGGTCGCACCGGCGATAGAGAGATCATCCGCATACTTCTTCGTAATGAGTGATGTCGAAGCAGCGGTACCACTGAAGGTTGGGTGTGTCTGGTAGGCCAGCCGGTTGGGAATCGTCTCCTGTCCATTGAGGATACGGGACAAAATAGCGAGTTGCGGATAGTTCGTGATCTTTACCGTGGCGCCACGGCGGTGCTCTTTCTGTAGGGCAGCTACCGCAGTCTTACCGTCCGTTACTGAGATACCCCGAGTGCAACTGGAAAGTGCTGTACCAGAAGCAGTGCAGATCACAAACTCCTCATTTGCCGAACCTTCGTCAATGATGAAACCGTAGGTACCCGAAAGCGAATTACCCTGCTTATCGGTACCAGTTACGAGGGTGGCGCTGGTAGCAGAAGAGGTAATCTTAGACGCTAATGAAGTCTCGAAGAGGGCTACTACGGTTGGAATGGTGGCCCCAAATCCTGGAGTTTTGAGTGAGATAATCTGGTATTGGAGTACCCCAAAAGCTAGTACCAGGAGAGATGCGAGGATGAGTGTAACCTTATGTTTCATCTAGTCTATCCTGGTTACACTCAGGAGATAGTTATAGTGTATTACAAGTCTATAAAGTTGTCCTGTACTTTGATGCAAGTTTGTTCCCTTTTGCCCGGATGTCCTTGTACACCTCTCGTGTGACGGAGGCATAGCCGATCTGGGTAGCCCGATATTTCACCTTTACCCGCTCAAAACGGTCAGAATCTAAGCGAAATTCACGCTGGTAGTGGTAGGCAGGAATGGCTCCGTCCCCTCCCCCACCGCCAACTTCCGTACGGCCGATAGTCACTGCGCCGACGTTTACTGATTGGGTTCTATCCACATATGACCCATCCCCCTCAACAGTACCCAAGAGAGCATAAGCGCTGTTATCGTAGGAAACATACACCTCTAATTGTTGGTCTGGTCCGATTTCCCCCTCCAGGACGAACCGTTTACACTTCTTGAGTTGCTTCATTTGGAGATCATCTAGTGCCCCTTCCCATGAGTTATCAATAACTGAATCATCGTCATCCATGCCAGAGAATAGTTCATAGACGTTGTCTGAACCGGAATCACCGGCTACCAGAACACCGTTATAGATGGCGAAGCATGAGACAAAATATGGCAGCACGTCCAGGGATTTCCATACACGATCATAGACAATAACACGATTGTTGATAGGAGAATCCGAGGTACGACAAGCAAAGAGTACAAGATCGCCGAATTCTATACTGGCCGCTCGGTCAAAACGATAGTCAGTCAGATCAAGGTTGAGAGAGATAGGAACTGGCACCACCTGATCATTCGTGGCTTCGTAGGTTAGTAATCGTAATTTAGGATCATTTTCATCAACGTCATCGATGTAGTAGATCCCATCACCCGTAGGAACTGCTGCTCGCCAGTTAGGAATACCCACCTTATGACGGAAGATCAGGTTAGTTGCACTGGTATCGGTTGCGGTAAGAGTCAGTGCCCAAGTTTTGATGCGGTGAATACAATACTCAACATCCTTGTAGGAAAGGATAGCCTGGAGAACTGAGCCGCCGTCATCTTGCCGAAATACGGCTCCTTGCCCCGCAGTACGTGGGCTTGATTTAGTGAAATCAGCAATACCGTTATTTGTGGAATCCTCCCACTGGTAATCGGCAGTAACTGCTCCAGCAGCCACAGCATTGAACGTTACGCTATAGGCCCCCGAGGTATAGTTGATCGTGCCCGTTCCACCAGCGGAACCAGTGAGGTTGCCGTTATAGTCATCAGTAAATGTCTCAGTCCCGTCAGTAACAGAGATACCGAAACAGGTACGACGTGATCCACCGGATTTAAAGGCTAGCGTTCCAGTGTAGGTTAATGACCCTGCAGATCCAAGAGACTCCGCCGAAACAGTAGTATAGGTCGCAGTATCAATGTATGAGAGATACGGAGCGGTTAAGTCACGCTGGCCAGGTGAACCAGAGAGACCACGTTGCCACAAAACCATACGGTTTTGCTTGATATTGATGAGACCTTTAAAGTTCTTAGACGCCAGGTACATGTCCGTGATGCTTTCTGGGTTTGCTGTCATGATCTTCGCCAACGTCCCATTAGGCGAGTTTAACCACACTTGGTAACCGGCAAGGGACGCATACGAAGAGAACGAAATATCCTCACCCAAACCGTCATCATCCAGCACATCGGCAGGTAGAAAATTGGAGCCGATCTCTACCCAGTCATCGGTAGACTCGCTATAGTACTTAACTTTACGAGCGTAGGTTTTGAAAAGTACCTGAGTACCATCAGCCTGCTCTCCTACATGAAGGCCTGAAATTCTTCCAGCACCGGTATTCTCAGTTCCCAAGAGACGACGACCACGAACAAGTTCAATCTTGTCACCTTTAGTTACCCAACCAAGAGAACTCGAAGCAGCCCCATGAGGAATACTGTGGTCCTCCAGGGTATCGATCTGGCCGTATTTGTAGGTGTTATATTCTCTAACGAGCATTATTGAATACCAGTTATTACATCAGGAATTGACGAGGTATCACGACGGGGAACCGATGACCGATACCCACGAGCACGGGTTCGGAGCTTGGCATCACGCTGTACTGCCCGACGCTTCAGTGAGGCGTACTGTGCAGCAATTTGTTCTCGCATAAGTTTAGTAATGTTGTCTGCATCAGTCCCGCCCAAAAACAGCATCACCGCATGGTAGACTAGTAGTTTCTGTAGTCCTGTCTCCGGCCAACTAGCAATCTCGGTACTGTCATTGGCAATTTCGGTTGGAACCATAAGGTACGTTAGATACACGTCACGGCTCTGGGAGGTTGAGCCGGTAAAGTGAAGCTTCTTCTGGCGATGATCCCAAGAGCAACGGTAAGAAATATCCTTGTATCGCTCAATGAGCTCAAAGGGAACCTCAGTAAACTCAAAGTCGAAACCGCTCACAAATACCGATATTGGCATGAAGAAATCGGCAGGTGTGCTGTGCCCAGTGGTATAGCTATCCGAGGTAAGCCAATCAATCGTTGTCGTGTCTCGCTTGGTGAGGAATGCCCAATTACGTTCCAAGGCTAGCTCGTCTTGGGCAGTATTAAGGTAGTCCAAGATAAGTTCAGAATCTACTGAATCATCATCTACTACTCTCCTGAAAAATGAGATTGCTTCTGCGCCGGTCATGTGCTTAGAAATACTTTGATTGCCCGCTTGATGCGATCAAAGATGGTTATTTTTTCCCCCACGTACAGTTCTTTTCCTTGAAGAATCGACTGCACCTCTTCAGGAGAAAGATCAGTAAAGGTGTAGCCGTTGAATGTAAGCTCTCGATTCGCCACCCTGCGATTCATGTAGAAATAGCCATGATCCCCTACGTCAGTTCCGTAGCTATTCTGGATCACCAGGTACGGTTGGCCATTGATGATCTTCTGGCCACAAATCTTGAAGGCATGACCTACGCCACCCGATAGGGCACGGTCAGGTAAGATGCCCCCTCTGGCCGCAAGCCACCCTGGCCGCCATACGCAGCCGGTATAGATGCTCTTTCCTTCATCCTTACCCACCCAGAGAGCAGCCCGAAAATTGTCGAACGTATCATACGGTCCATCCACCTTGAGAAACGATTGTTTCTTGTGACGAGCAGCAATTCTTAAAAGTTCGTTTAGGTGTAGCCAGTTGTTCCAGTTGGCTATAAAATTGCGTGGTTTATTCCCAAAATCCTGAGGGTTATCCCCTACCTCAATAAAACCGTAGTCTTGTGCCACCTTGCAGCCAGATCGCAGGTCGCCTCCCCACGTCTTCCAGGTGCCCTGCTTCCGCTTAATGAGGGCGAAGGTAAAGCCAGGATCAAGTGGTACCTTTTCCTGGTCTTCCGAGACAGAACAGAGGGCGTAAGCGGTACACATATCCGTACCACCTTGGTCTTTGATCTCAACTGCGGGAGCGGTCATGAAATCGGTAAGTGGTACCTCGTTGATATTGATAGCACCAAATACTCCAGCAAAACTGAAGTCTCTTGGATCATACGGCGTTGGACGGAGGCCTCTTTTTACCCGCCTAGTTTTTGATGACATAGTTTTGATTGAGTGCTTTAAGAATCAGTGTCTGTTGCTCCTTAATATCCCGTATGTCCTGCTTAATCGTATTGATCTGCTCGGTAGTAAGCTTCTCTTGGGTGGTGAGCCGACCATCCAGTTTAAGCAGGTGCTCTGCTGAAGTAATCTGAGGATCTCGGACAATGCCATACACATTCCACAAAGCGGTAACAACCGCTACAGCAAGCGTCACCTCATTGAAGAGTAGTTTGCGTATCCTACTTTCCTGCATAGTTCCATTGTTACCAGTGTTTTCCATTTCTGTCCGTTGTGGATTACCGCAAAATTAAGTCTCCATTACGAATGTTGATACTTCCTTGCCTTAAAATAAGCGTTGCATGATTAGGTGCCGGTGTCGGTGTCGGACTAAATTCAAGCAGGTACGATGGCTGGCCTTCAACCAGTCCCTCTGTTGAAGTCGAGGAATCGGTCACATCCTCAATCACTGTTGGTTGTCCGTTCATCAGGCCAACAAAGTTCTCTCCCACCGCATAGGCCGTGGTGGCAAAGAGTAATCCAAGAATAATGAACAGTAGTAATCTCATTGCGATAGAATCGGCTTTAAATCTAAATAAAACTGGTTAGCGTCAGTACTGCTGGTTCCCACGCTTTCACGGGGTTTGATGTACATGGCTCGCAGGTAGGCATTGCCGGATTGCGAAGCGGTGACCGACAATGTGCAAGCCTGCCAGTCAGAATTGCCGGTCATGCTAATTGAGCAGCCGGAACGTTTGGTGAGTCGGAAAGCCCCCGATACCGAGGCCAATACATCGGCCTCCAGGTAAAGTTGCGAGGAGGTGGGATCAGCCGACCAGGAGGCGGTATTTGCCGGCTTGAAGTAAACCGTGAACGTGGTCCGAGTGGTATTGAGTTTTACCGGTAGTTCGGTCAGCTTCACTCTTGAGTACACATTGTCGCTTGTGCTGGCACCGGGCGTGAATAGGTACGTTTGAGAGGACCCACCAGTACGCACTACATCATTCGATGATGATGCCACCTTGATTGTGTTGGTGCTGAGAATATCCGTAATGTACCAGTTGCTTCCAATCTTACTGTCGTAATCCTCAAAGGCGGTGAAGTCATAATTAGGCAGCGTTGATCCGATAAACGTAGTCTCGCCGGTTACGAGTAGGTTTCTTGCAATGAGCCAACGAGGGTTTGCTGCGGCCGCTGCGTTAAATGCGGTAACACATTCTTCTATTTCTACATCAATGAGGTACACCGGAAACGTTTCATCTGAAGCATTGTTATGTTGAACACCAAGCGATCCCGTGTCGTCACAATCAATGAGTGATTTAACCAGACGCATACTGCCGCCAGTGATACGGAGTCCAGCAGTATCCACGTTGTAGATCCGTAAACCGTAGCCATACGCATTGACGTTGGAGGTGCTAAGTACAAACCCAACAGTACCGGCGGCATCCCCTTCAAATATCGTGTTCCACCACTGGTGGTGCCTACCGTTACTCAGTGTAGCTCCTCCAGCAGCAGTACCGAGGAAATGCAAACCATTGATCCACCAGTTATTTTGGGCAAAGGTAGCAGTCAATGCTCCAGCGGCCGTACTCCACTGGGGGTTATCTGGCATAACATTGAGCGTCTTTCCTGCGCCAGCTGAGATGCCGTCGTACGGATGGTACAGAGTGAGCACGGTACCCGATACGCTCTTTACCTCATAGGCAAATTCACGCTTACGGGTATTATCCCCTTGCACGTAGATCCAATCACCAGCCGCAATTCCCGTGATGTTTGCCGATGCGGTCATCTGTTTTGATCCGATGGTGACGGTGTAGGTTTGAGAGGAGGAGGAAAAGTCACCCCAGTAATTGTCGAAGTCAGCTTCCATGGTAATGAAGTCTTCATTGTTACCAGTTGAGGTAACTGTCAGGTTTGTAGCGTTATCGCAACCAGTGCCACCCCGACGGACCACTGCCTTATCGCCTGGTGCTCGGGCGTTCTCTGTAAACTGATCCCAGTCGGCCCATGCCAGGGCAGTCGTAAGGCCTGAGGAAGCGTTGTTGCCAAAGTTGCAGTCGATGAAAAATAGGGCAGCTTTGGCATCTTTAGCCAAAAGGCTACCCATAAAGATAATTGTTGCGATAAGTAGTTTCTTCATTTCTTTACCTGTTTAATGTCTTCGGTTCGATCTACAGCACCTGATTTACGTAGTTCGATCTCTTTTTCCATGCGCTCAATAGACTGGTGTAGTTTGTCCCGTTGCCACTTTAATTCACCAACTCGTTTTAAAATCTCAGCCTCAAGCTCATCTCCGGTATAGCCCTCTTTCATAAGGAGTGGTCGCAAAGCATCGGGGTACTCGACATAGACGGCATCAAAGCTTTCAAACTGTTCTAACTGTGCTTTGTGTAATGAGAGCATCTTCTGCAATTCATGATCAGTCCGAATATTCAAGGATTCTTTCTTGGTATCTTCGGCCCATCCTTGATCATTTGTTGGTTTCTTCCACTCGATGCTCTCGTACTTGTAGGTACCACCGAGATTGGAGACGACAATACCCGCTCCAAGAGCGATGGTTGTTGCTGCTGTGATTACTTTGGTAAAAGCCTTCATTGGATGATGATTATAAAGTCGTCAGGTTTAGTCTCATCTGCTGCCACACATGATGCAGGAGCAGTAAACGTCCATCCGCTATTATTTCCTCCATCGGTCGAATTAGTCCCGGCAAAGAAGGTGCACGATGGTGTGGCTGTCGAATATTTCAAGATCAAGTAGTCGTTATTAGTCTGGTTACTATCCGCTTTCAAGAGAGTGTGACTGGCAGACGTTACACTTGAAATAGTGATCATGTTGCCCGGGGAACCGGTAGCTGTAAGTGTGGTAAGCGTTGTTGTGGTCCCAGCTGTAAAGCGATTTACACGTCCAGCATCGATCCTTATATCGTTGAAGGTATTGGACCCACTAATTTCAACATCTCCGGTCCCAGCGGTAGCGTTCCAAAAGTTATAGTATGTTTGACCACCGCCACTGAATGATTTTACTGTCGAGCTGTTATTCGTCAGTTTTATGGTGGATGTTTCCCTATTAAAGGTGAGGTTCGTCGTGCTTGAAAGACTAAACGGAGTGCCACTGGCGGTGAGTGTTAGGGTTCCGCCTCCCATGGAGATGGTCCTTGCTGCTGTACTACTACTAGAAAACGTTGTACAGGTCACATTAACGTCATTGAGATCGAGGTGGCCATTGTTTACCGTTATCGTTGAGGTCGAGGTAAGTGCATCCTGTAGTGTAAGTGTGCCCCCGGGGGCATTTAGTTGGATCTGGTGACCTATGGATTTACCTGCTGTGGTAAGCGTATACGTTGACCTTCCTTCGAAAGTAAGGACAACGGTACCAGAGAATGTCATACCTGAAATTAGCGTTAATGAACCAAATATCGCTCCATTCGTGGTTATACTCAGTGTTGGAGTTTGACCCTCGCTGTAGGCAGTCCAATCGATACTCTTTCCCATCCTTGCAGCGTTATTCGTCACCGTTTGGCCGGTGCCATTGAAAGAACCATTATCAAAGACAACATCATCCTGGCAGAGCGGTGCCGTCGCCCCACTAGCTCCTCCACTCGAGGCTGCCCACTCGGTTGTTGCATTCCAGTTGCCCGTGCCGCCTACCCAGTAGCGTGTGGTAGCTGTGGTAAAGGTAATCCCGCTATTACCACCGCAATCCCCCGATCCACCGGTTGCAGCAGATATGTTCCACGTTGCCGCTCCTGCACCGGTAATGTCCCTGAAATCTGCATTTGAAATTGTGACGGCAGCAGCTGTGAGGGTACGGGCCGTACCAATTACACTTGATGCAATGAGTACCCGGTTTGCCGCAGAGTTCCCAGCGACAGTAAAGGTACCAGTGATGGTCTGGCTCTGTGTGAGCGAAAATACATTGGCTACCCCGGCCCCACCGGTCAAAGTGAGATTGGCAAAGGTGTTCCTGTTATTGATCGTATTTGTGGTACTCGCACCGCCGGTGATGTTTACTGTGTTATAGGTAAATCCTGCACCCGTAAAGGTGAAGTTGGTGTTATTTGAAGTAAGTGTGGAGGTGTTGGCGTTGAAGGTAAAACTCGTCGAGTTGGTAATGTTCCAGTTTCCGGTCATTGTCACCGTGCTAGCACCAAGAGTAAGCGTTCTTGTACTGCTGCTCGTACTAGCAAGCGACGATATGTTGACCGCTACGCCGTTGGTATTGAGCGAACCGGCAGTAAGGGTAATACTGCCAGTTGTTGTCAGAGCATCCTGGAGAGTCCATTCCCCACCTGATCCGTTAAAAGTGAAAGAGGATGCCAGACTTACGCCATTCAACGTTATGGTTTTACCGCTAGTCGTGGCATTGAACGTAATGGTTCCGGTGTATGTTCTTGTAATATCAGCAGAGCCAGCGGAAAGGTTCATGCTTCCAGAAATAGCCAAGGCTGATGAGCCAGCCCAGGTAACATTGTTGCCACCTCCGGGGGCACCCATCGTGAAATCTAGGCAGGTAGCAGAAACGTTTACGGTTACTGTGTAGGCGGCTCCTCCTGATGAGCTGCCATCAAAAATGCAGTTATCCGAGGCGGTGGGTAAGTTTCCATCTGCTGGAGTTCCCCCAGAACTCGTAGCCCAATGGTTGTCATCATCATTCCAGTTGCCAGTACCTCCCACCCAATAGCGATCAGCAGCATCCGCCACCGCAGGTACGGCAAGGAATCCAAGTATGGCTACGATTATAATGAGACTATTCTTCATTACTCTTTGTTTGATTGCTCTTTCACGAACTGGATCCATTTTGAAACCCGTTGCTCTATATCACTCTGAATATCCGCATCGGTCTTGTTCTTCCATTCCTCGGGGGTGTAGTAGATAGAATCCTGGTAATCCCCCAGTTCAGTCTTTTCTTTGATTCGTACCTGAATGAATACATTCTTGCGCTCGACACCGCCTAAAACAGCGGGTTCATGATTCTGTGACCCCAAATACCAGGTGATTATCACCGAGCATAGGTAGAACAAAGTGAGCAGTAGCTTATTCACGTGTTTCAACATAGGTAAAGGTTATGGTTAAGAAATCGACGCCGTTACTAATCGTTCGCCGTTCTAAAACCAACTCGTTTCCTTTGGTAATCGTTGCGTTGGAAATGGAACCATCGTCAAACGTATTAGTGGTAGCACAGGTGAGCTGATCCATATCGGCCGTACCGTTAGAGGAAAGGTTGATCACTACCGAGGTAGCGTTAGAGGTTTTACACCAAATCCGTTTTACAGTGATGCCTCGGAACTGATAGCCAAGAGATCGAGATGAGAAACTACTGAACGATGTCGAAGCCAGCGACAGAGTTATTTTCTTTTCGTCGGTAATCGTGTGTTCTGATCCCGAAGCGTAGTAGACGAGCTGCCCGAAACCTGATGTATCTATGGCTGTTTCACCTTCGGCATTAATCGTTGGATTCGTACCATTTGCCAACTCGGTTGAGGTAGCGTCACCAAAATCAATGACGCCGGTAGCAGTAAGGGCTCCTAGTGTCGAAAGACCGGTAACTCCTAACGTCCCAATTAGAGTAGAGTTACCGCCAATCCATAGGTTTGATGAGGCAGATGCAGTACCAAGAATCTCAAAGTTGCTTGATACGGAGGCTCTACCGGGAATAATGAACGGAGTTGGAATAGAAAAGGTTGGATTGGCTGAGACGCCATCACCGTTGGTAACGGTAATCTGATTAGATGTCCCGGTGAGTGTTCTACCCACGAATGTATCTGCAGCCGTTTGTGTGAGGATCCCGTTGGTATTGTACGCAGCTAGGGCAGTCAATGTTGCATCCAACGGCTGGTAGTTGGAAGCAGTAATAGTGTCAGGAATATCAGCATCAGCGAGTGTTTGGCACGAGAATACGCCCGTATTTGACCAAAGAAGTTGTGACCCATCAGAGTCACAATCAACGAGGCCAGATCCAAAGAGTGTTGAGGATGAAGCTAAACCACGAACCTCAAAGGGAACTGATACCGTTGCACCACCAGAGAGGATTCTAAATAGATTATTAGTACCTAATGTGTTACCAGTTGAGAGCACAAAAGCATCAGTATCGGAATCATCAATCCCAAGTGATAGAGAGGCGGTTGTTGCACCTCCTAAACCGATACGAGCATCAGTACCCGTATTGAGATCAACAACGAATGGTGCTGTCGTGGAGGCTGTACCCCCAGTGGCCAGATCGTTATTCGTATCAGTGAGGTAGGTGAGGTTACCTGATTCTGTCCACTTTGAACCAGACGCACCCCCTGAATCATCATCACCACAGAAGAATCTGCCAGTAGTCGTATCAAAACCGAGGGCTTGAGTGTCACCATCACAATCAACGATGCCCACCCCGGTTGATGAATCAGTTAAGGAGAAAGCGGAGATGCTTGCGGTGCCGGCTACCTCTACCTTTGTACTTGGTGCCGTAGTCCCAATGCCGATGTTACCGCTAGGATAGAGAATTAAATTGGTAGCTTGTGAGGTGAGGCCAGATGTTGCACCAAGATAGACGTCTCCACCTGATTCGGCAGCAATGGTCACACCACCCGCAAGGTTCGAGAACAACGGGGAATTTACCCTTGTTACCGCAGAAAAGGTGCCACCAGTTCGTAGGTTGCTAGCAGCGACACGATACAAGGTGGTATCCGTACCGAACCGTGCGCCATCATTCGAACCAGTTGAATCAATACCGATATTGAGAAGTGAGGTTGTCGTGGTTGATCCGACTAATAACCTAGAAACTGAAGCAGTTCCGGCAACCTCAAAACTCGTGGAAACTGAGGCGCCAGACGAGAAAGTATTTATTGCCGACCAGGTATTGGTCATGGAACGGGAAGCAGGACCATTTGACCAATCTAAGCGTACCGTGCCGGCGGATGCGATATTTGTGAAGTTAAACTGGTTTGGTTCAAATGAAAGCGAAGTAACCTTTACGGGAGTACCACCGGCATCAGTATCTAAACCAGAGAAGCTGCTACCGCCACCTCCTGAGTTGTCGTCGTCACCGCAGCCAAACTGTCCGGTGGTGCTATCCCAGGCCAAGGTTTGGTTGTCTGCATCACAGTCTGAGAGGGCAAAACCAGTAAACGAACCAGAACCGTAGACGGTTACGTCGTCACCTCGCACGTTGACCGCAAATGGTGCAGAGGAGGTAGCGGTACTGGAACCAATAGCAAAGTCGTTTGTGGAGACACGAGGGACAATTCCCCCGGTAATTCGTTTGAATGTTGGCAAAACATCTTGGGTATCGCCAAACGATTCACTTGATCCCATGTGGCTACGAACAACATAACCGGCAACACCGGCTATGATCGTGGAAAGCGTAATAGCGAGTAAAATTTTAGCTGCTAAGTTCGTCTTCATCGTTTGGTGCGTTTTGATGATCCTCTATCTTCCCCACCTTCTTGAGATTTACGTAGTCTAGGTTATTAAGGAATCCTTCAATCTTCGAAAATTTCTCGTTAATCTCATCCAAATCGTTTCCCAGGAACTGTTTAATACGATCAAATAAGGCTTCCATTTTTGCCGCATACTCACCGGCATCTATGACACTGCGTTGCTCTTGGAGTTCTTTTACAATAGGTGAAAAATCTGGTTGAGGAATTCTTTTAATAGTTACGTGCAGTGCTCGCTCAGCTTGAGAAATACGATCTAGAATCGGTTTAAGATCAACCTTTCCCGGTTCGGGGAACTTGATGCTAGCAACGAGATCTTTAACCGATGCGATGGCCTCAAGTGTAGGTTGGAGATCAAACTCCGGCATACCCATAGGAGCTGGTTGCTCCTCTTTCACGATTTGTCGGATCTTTTTGTAATCAACCGTAACTCCCCCACCCCCTGCCCCTTGGAATGGGTTACGACGATCCATCACGAGGTACACCACCTCTTCGATGGAGTAGGTACTAGAGACAGTTGTATAGCCTGAGTCCTCGTAAACCGTAGTGGTTATGGCCAAATACGAACCTAACCCGCCGTTCTTGTCAGCGGGTACGTGCATATTCCCCTTAAACCGTTGGCTCCCGTAGGAGGTTAAGTTGAGAAAGTTTGCCCCGTTAATCGGGACAATAACATCTGAATCAGCCCATCGAGCGACTGCCCGCACGAAGTACGTCGCAGTATCGAGTGGATCTGCCAGTTGTCTGGAGATCGGGAATTGTTCGCCTGGGCGGATCTGAAGCATGAGTTGTTAGTTACCACTGCATATACGACACGGAGGCCGCAGAAGGAGAAGCTACACCATTGATCTCTCCAGTAACAAGGTTGAGATCATTCGATTCCCAGCACGGAACACGGCCATCAAGGATCACGCCTCGGCCATGGGAAGGTGAGGCATTTACCGCAAGGGTGACCTGGCGAAGATCTGTATTACTTGAGTTCGTCTTGCAAATGATGAGGTACGTTCGTCCAGCCGACCGGGAAACTATCTCGGTGCCAGTTGTCGTTACTGATGCCTCACCGCCGGTGCTCGAACCAGTAAAGGTGGTCACCCCAGCAGCACCAAATTCTGAAGATTCACGGCCGGAGTACCAAACTAAGGCGAGCGATGCGACAAGCGCCACAATCACTACGTTTTTTAATTGCTCTGACATGATAATTAGTTAATGTTGTTACTCCTGGGGATTGTGCCCGATCCCCTCTGAGAGAGGACCAGAGCAATCCCCGGAGGGATTACCGACATGAGGTGGTATTAGCAGTCAACGTGGTACCGACAATGCGAACGTATGTTCGAGTGCCAGCATTGTTGACCATTATGAAGCAGGTCCCCTTACCAGTACCGCTATCGAAATCGATAGACGTGGTACCAGTCGAAAGGAACTGTGCTACGAAGCCACCTGCACCAGATGCTGCTGAGGCACCAAAGGTTGCATCACCTGATACCAGGAGGTCATCGAATGACGATGAACCCGTGGTTGAGGAGACGATACCCGTGGTCGCCAGGTTGCCGCTCGTTGAGATAGCACCTGTCGAACTGATGGAGAACTGATCAGTCGTACCAGCGTACAAGCCGTTGGTAAACCGTGTCGGGAAGTTCTCTACAGTACCGCCTAATTCCTGGCCACCGATAAATCCGGTGTACAAGGAGACCGCAAGCGATACCACACTGACCAGAATCGCAATGGATTGTTTCATCGTGTGTGGTGGTGTTTCCAGGTCCTAGGGGGTTTTGAAGTCCCCTAGGAGCCTAGATAGTCACGTTAGCTTGCAGAGGCAGTAAAGTTATCGGATCGGATACGGACATCGACGAGCTTCTTAGCACCTTCAGTGAAGGTCTTGAGACCGTACAAGGTGTATGGCAAGAAGTTCTTACCAAGCTTGTCGGGTACCTCTTTGACCTCCAGCTTAGGTTTCGCCTGTATAACCAGGTCGGTAGCACCTTTCTTACCGAATAAGCAGTGCTGGATTTGCTTTGCGGCAGTCCACACATCTGCAGCTGCGGTAAGGGCTTCTGAGACTACGACTGTTGCCCAACCTTCTGCACGTACAAGTACGGTATCGGTTGAGGCAGTATGGGTAGCTGAGAAACCAGAGAGCAAATCTCGGTTCGCTGCCGTCAATTCAACGTAGTCGGTACCAACTGCCGAAGCAGCAAGACCTTCCGAGTTATTGATGGCGTTGGCGAGATTCTCTGCTGAGGCATCGGCGCTGGCTGTCGAGTGGACATTACCTGCAGTCGTGCCCAAGGTCGTTTTGAACGTAAATACGACACCATTGATGGTAACCGTATCGGCGTCCGTTGGCTGGGTAGCAATCAAGAGTTCTGCGCTCCATCCGACTGAATCGGATACATAGAGATCAAAGCCCATGTACTGCCCAATGTGTCCGGCTACCCCGATCTTGTCACCAAGAACGGAATCCTTACCGGCGAGGTAGTCCAGGAGGACAGCCTCAAATTCAGGAGAGATAACTGCGAACAGTTCACCCTCTCGGAATTTCACGTGCTGCTTGCGCAGCTTCTGCTTCGCCTGTACGAACACCTTTTGGACGTTCGCCACGGAGAGCGTGAAGCCGTTACCAGACGTACCAGAAGAGATCTCCTGATCGTCTACCTTTGAGGTTGCATTGACGTACTCGCCAAGCACATCGCCATCAATAAAGTTGACGAGTTCCTGGGAGGCATCATCAGCATACCCATTGGCTTCACTGTATTGTGACTGGAGTTCATCCAGGTCATCAACGTAGAACGGAACAACCTTGGCGGTACCTACCGTCAAAGATTCATCCGTGTTTGTAAGATCACGAATCGTAACTGCAGTACCACGAGTATAGCTCTGAGGCTTGATGCTCGAGCGGTATGGTCGGTGGACCACATCGCCGTGCTTCAGCGTAGCTTGCTCTTCAAATGAAGCGATTTCACGGTAAACCGCCCAGCGCTTCATCTGCAACTGCATACGTCGTGACCAGTACTCTGCAAATGATGCAGAAAGACTATTGGCCACTGTACGGGAACCTCATTGCCAGCTCACAGTGAGCCAGGAGTGAGGTTAGTTAATAGGTCGCCCCCGTCGAATAACCTTTGATTTTGAGTTCTTGCCTAGCGCAGTGCTCAGGCGTTCAAACTCTTCATCGGACATCTCCGCAATTTCTTCCGGAGAATAGTCATCGATAGATCGTGGGTTATCGGTCTCGGTTTTCCCGGTAGTGGTTCGTCCTCGACTTGCATCAGCTGACTTTGACTTCTTCGGCAGCAGCTCCGCTTTCAGAAGCTGGTATGCCTCAGTGAGAGAAAGTCGCTCATACTTCTCTCCACCTTCTCCAAGAACTTTGTTCTGGAGACGTTCCTTAAACTCTTTCATCGTGAGGCCGGATGACCGAATTTCTTCAGTCATGACCCTCGCCGATTCACTCTGGCTGGTAAATTCGGTAGCGAATTCATCGTCAAAGTGAGCGACAATCTCATCAGCACGCTTCCTCTCATCCATCTCTGCCTTAATGGCTTTGACAGCTTCAAGTTGATCCAAAACTTCCTTAGGCAAGGTAGTTCCCTGCTGCTGGAGTTCGGCTGCGGATTTGAGAATATCGCTTACAAGTTCAGGAGAGGCATCATGTCGAGATGCAACATCGGTAGCGATTTTGGAGATTTTGTCTACCTGGTCGCCGGATGATCCACTCTCTAGGGTTGCGATCTTGTTTTTAAGGTCCGAGATTTCTCTATCTTTTTCCTGCAACTTCTTCTCGCTTTCGTCTCGCAGAATCTTTTCATTCTGCTTAACCTTGGTAATCGGTATGAGTACTTCCCGCTTCTTGGGCTTTTCCTCAACCTTTTTACCTTCTTCGCCCTTAGGTTCCTCCACCTTTACAGGTTCGGGTTCCTCAGATTCCGGCTTCTGTTCAGGTTCTTCCGGTTTCTCTGGTTCCTTTTCCTTCGGTTCCTCTTTGGGTTCCTCTGGTTTTGGTTCCTCGGACACGGGTGCTTCCTGACCTTCCGCCTTCATCTGCTCAACGATCTTCTTGGTTTCCTCATCGGGAAACCGTGGATCATCGGTAGGCGTGTTTCCTGCCTTCATACGTGCGAATAGAACGGGTGTAGGGTACTCGCAAACTGAGAGGACCTTACGTTCCGAGCTACTTGGTTAGTAGGTAGCAACTCTACAGAGTGGCTAGGCCACAACAGCTTTTGTGCGGGCTGCTGTCCACATCTGGTCGGGGTGCTGGCCAGAAAGCAGAAAGCCGCTTTTCAGCGGCTCTCCCTTGGGTTCGATGTGGGTGGAAAGTGTAACGTAACCAACCTCATCGAAAGGGCTTGAGGAACAAGCTCTCAAGAGAGAGCCCCTGAAGGGCTTTTGTTACACTTTTGATGTCGAACGAACTACAAAATCTTCCGAGTGCTCGGAGACTTTGATACAAACTCCTCTGCCTTCTCTAACGCATCAGGTCCAGTATAGGTGCGGACCGCTCCACCTTCGTACTCGACTGATACTTCCTCAGTCGATGCTTTTTTAGATTTAGCCATATGTTAATTTCACCACCTATTTCTTTTTCCGTCCGCCTAAACGATTGTTGATAACCTCAGCTCGATGTTCAGCCACCGTAAAGAGGTTCAAGAACCACTGGTAGCAAGCCTTCCGGGTGGCAACTGCGTTCTGTGCTACCGCATACCGAAGGAGATCATTTTGGTTATCAGGAATATCCTGGGCTGTAGCGATAATGAGCTGGTTACAGTCATCTATTCGACTAGCAAGAGTATGGCGAAGCTCAAGCAATGCTGGGTGCTCGCCAAAGTTTTTAACGAGCTGTGCCCGTTTAAGAGTCTTTTCGAGATTTCTAAGACGTTCCGCCTCTACGGGATCATTCCCATCTATACGGTCACGTAGTTGTTGTATGTCGGTCATACGGTTTGAATTGGTTGGTTACCCTGCATCATTGAAGTTGTATCCTGGCTCATTGAGGCGGTACCTGCGGGAGTACCAGGAACAGGTGGCTGGGATGGCTGCATCCCCGGTTGCATACCTGGAGGTGCCATTACCTGTGGGCCACCCAATGCCGCTTTACGGGCCATATTCTCAGCAACGATAGGAGCCATTACCTCAAAGTACTCAAGGAACCTCCGCTCAGTCTTAATGTCAAGCTCCTGGGTATCCATAAAGTCTTTGATCTTCTTGAGGAACGCAACGGATGCCTTACGGTAGATACGTGGCTCAATACCCTCGAGGATGTTTTCAATGGCCTGAGATGCGTTTATGAGTGAATCCTCATCACCAATAGTCGAAGTATCCATGAGCGCCCGTATATCCTCTTCGTCCCATTCACCAGCTCGTAATTTCTGTTGGATAGCCATGACCGGGTTAATGAACGCCGCAAACCGTGGGTCCATCAATACGCTGGTAAGAGACTCAATACGCTGGCGTTTCTTGAACTCATTAGCCTCAAGCTCTGCCTTACCCGATTTCGGGATTACCGCAAAATCCGGGTCGGTATCTTCTTTCTTGAGCTCCTCCCAATCAACACCATGCTCACCAACTACCTTGATCATGAGTTTGGATGGGAAATGCTCCCAGATCCCCCAGGCAAAAAGGTCGCCAGCCTGGCGCCACATATCAACGTAGTACTTGTTGGTTAAGCCAATACGATCAGCAACCTGCTGCAAGTCACCATAGTAGACACCCACCTTCACGTCTTTGTCGGATTGCCCTTGGGCTCCAGCAGTAATTCCGGTCTTTTGTCCGGTGAAGTTGTCGGCGAAATTAATGAGGTTAACGATGATGGCGGTATTGTCCTCAGTCTTGAACTCGTAGACTCCTGAGGATACCGATTTGCCAGGCATAACGTTAGCTGGCACCAATCCATCAGGTCGCCACTCTAGGAGCTCCGGTTCATCAAATACCTCAGGGTCATACGCCCGTTGACCTGAGTTACGCTTCTTCACGTTGTACATACCCTCGTCGAAGAGATCACGGATTGCTCGAGCAACCGGCATTACATCTTCCGCCGGTGATTTAGACCAGAAATTAAACTTGTCGTAGTGGGTCGCCCAGGAGACAAACGGATGACGGCCGGATTTGAAAACCTCTTTGATCTCGTCGCACTTCACCCAGACGCCGGTGGCCATATCCATGACGATCCAGTACATCTTGCCTTCGTAGGTGGTAAACCCCTGGGTAAGTCGGTAGAGGCTGTCCCCCGTGTAATCCGAGTAGCTTTCTGGGCTCAAACCGACTGAGACTAACCGGTTGATCTTCTGGCGATGCAAGAGCGTATTGCGCTTGGCATCCTTGTCTGAACAGGCAGCTACCAGCTTCTTCACTTGCTCTTGATCATAGTGGGTCGCACCCTCCAGCTCCCACTTGGAGCGGAAGATGTTGTCATAGAAACCACAACGGTGCTTAGAAATGTCGCCACCTGCCAGTGCTTCGGCTACGTAGTCGTATGAGTCAATGAGCTCAAAGTAGTGTGCAAACTCAGGATCAGATTCACAGTAGGTGATGTAGATAGCACGGCCAGTCATAATGGCCATTTTCTTACCAGCTCGATCCTCCGCTGCCCAGTTAGCCTTCTCGGGACCAGCGTAGTACCGCCAAGCTGATGTCATCTTCTTTGCTCGTTTCTTGTCTGCTAGCGTCTGGTGCTCGTACTCAATTACCGGTTCGTCATCAATCTTTGAATGGAGGGTATCAACATACCCAGAGAGGGTTGGTAAGGGGTAATCGGAACGTCCCACCGGAAGGTAAGCGTCTTTCTCGCCGTTGTAGGTACGCTCAATCTCAAGCCATACCTCCATACGCTTTTCCTTGTACTTCAAACCGGATTCAAATTGCTTTACCGCTTGGAGAGCAATGTTGTCCTTGAGTCGTTGAACCCTACGCTCAGGGGTGAGTTCTTCCTCCTCTTCGTTGTAGATCTCTTTCTTCTTTGCTCGGGGCAAGACGTTAGTTCTTCGTTACACGGAAGAGTTAGTACTTTCATTTTCTACATACTTCTCCTGTCCTGTCCTGTTCATAACCAGCAAGATTCGCTCGTAGATCGGCCAGAGCCAATCGGTAAGCCTCTCAAAAAACGTCAATGCTACCGGTGGGGTCGAATCAATCGGCTTAAACTCTTTTGGTAGTTCAGTGATCCTGCCCTCTAAGATTGCAAGTTCAGTAGTTGCGAACCCAAGTACAAGGTCATCCTTCTCTTTCTGGTGCTTCAAAGATAGCTCCTTCGCCTGGTTACGGGCATTTTGGATAGTCTCGAGAATCGGCATCAGCTCTTCAGCGTGGCGTTTATCCATCACCTGCTGATCCTGTTCAGATCGTTCACGTAAATCAACAATCTTGGAATGGATAGCAGCCGGGGTCTTTGGAAATGCCTGGTAGTGCCGGAAAACACGTTTTATCGCCTTGTACACGGGACGCTGCTCCTGAAGTAACTCTTTCCATACGTTCTTCTTCGTTCGCTTGCTCATAGGATTGAATCAGACCTCCGTACGCCGCCTTCAAAGGGAGACGACGCCACGTAAGGCTTCTGACGATATTTAGGTTTTTGATCTGCGTTAGTCATGTGCTTGTGGATCAGTGCGGTGTAGCGCAACATATCGGCCGGGTTAGAAGTCCAATCGTGCAGGGGCTGGCTGGCGTACGATTGTCTAGTTTCATCAAATTTGCGCCGGTACTGCTTGATGGCACTCATGAACTGCTTCCCCCCGTTCTCGGTGTTGATCCATAGCTTAGGGAATAGTAACCTGACCTGCTCGATCCCGTCCGCAATGGGGACCTGAGGTACTACCTCAAAATTCCACCCTGCCTCTTGGGCTACCTGTAGTCGTGTTTTGCCAGTTCCCAACTCTTTTACGTTCATATCAAAGGGAGCGAAATGCTTACCATACACATACCCTCGCTCTTGCTGAAACTGCTGAAGCATTGAGAAGTAGTGAGGGAAACCAAAGGATTCATTCTGGTAGTAGCCAATGAGTCTCAGCTCAGTGGAAATAGCCTGCCAGAAGCCAATAGCCATAGCGTTTCCTGCTGATTGTCCTAAGTCCCATACCGTATGCACCTTCAGTAGTGGCTCATGGGGTACGAAGCGGTACCTTTTCTCACGGATAAGTTGGCGAATCTCGTTGATGTAGTAGGATCCTTTAATATCAAAATCAGCCCAGGAACCGGAACGCCATTGCTGGCGAAGACCATCGGGAAGAGAATCAAGAAAGGCCACGTACCCCGGATCTGCCTTCATGAGTGCTGGGTTATCCTCGATTCTTGCGGGGATGAATACCAGGTACCGGGCAACACCATTCATAACTAGTTTCGTATAGATAGGCTCATCCCCTGGTTCATCGGGTATGTTCCAACGCTCCTTGATCCACTCATTACCAGGACCACCAGGGTTAGTAGTATTGAACACTTGCGGCCTGAGCTCAGGTATCGAAGATCGGCAGGAGGCTATTAACATGACGTAGTTCATGACCTGGGGGATCTGGTTCAACTCCTCAATGATCATGTTCTGGTACTCGTGGCCTTGGTACTTCATGTAGGCGTTCTCGTCTTTTAGGTGGCCGGTACGAATAATGGCCCCCGAAGGGAATACGAACTCCGGTGGCGTACCACGCCTCGTTGCACCACATCGGGCAAAGAACCGTTCCGCACGATCCGCCCAATCTTTTAGGTCATCGGCGTTCTTGCGGACAACGAGCGCACGAAAAAGCGGATGGTCTTTGTGATAGAGAGGAAATGCCATGCCGGCATCGGTCTTTCCCCCACCTCGAGCTCCCCCATAGAGAATTTCCTCAGCGGTCTGTGCTAAGGCTATTTCCTGTTTCGGTTGTGGTTTCCAGTCTGGCATAACGCTACTGATGGCTGCAGGCGCCACTGTAGGATAGACGCTTGTAGCACGAGAACGGAGAGTGTATGGCTGATGCAATTCTCTCTGGGGAGAGGGAGAGCCTTCACAACTAAGGAAAGAACACCTACAGCCACCAAGAGCGTTAGTAGTCTGTCATCTTTTTGATTTGTGATTCATCGAAGGTGTCAACTTCAACTTCCACGTCCTCCTGATATTCATGATGGTCGTCGGGGGGCCGTACGTTTGTGCCCGTGGGAAGAGGACGGATTGATCCACAGTCCCAGCAGCAGTGTTCTTCGTACTGTCGTTTCGATTGTGCTTTGCCACATGACGGGCATCGTATGATTTCATCCCTTTGTCTCATTTGAAAAATGCGTACAGCACATCCCAGATGCGGAATGTGAGCGCTAACCCTGCGAGGTAGATAACGGTTGCGGTGGCTATGTTCCTCATGAAATGGGGAGCTTTCTGGTTGAACTCCCCGGAACCTAGAGTGGATCACCTCCTTCAATTCTGCGCTCGCAGTCTTGCCCTTGCTCGTATGAAGTCATTGTTGCACTTCAGGCAGCTGTAAACGTAGAACAGGTGGTTGGTCTCCTTGAGCTTGTACTCCGTGTGATGGCATAACGGGCAGTGGATCATCGTGACCTCCAGCCGAGCCAGAAGCACCCGATGATGACAGCCACACATACGGCTACGTCGATCTTGTGTTCGGTCCTCATGCCGTTCCTCCGATCCTCCTTAGCTTCTTCTCGAAGCAGTTGGGCGACGCATGGAACGTCTCCGTACCCAGCTTAATGAACGATTCGGCCAGGCCGATGGCAAGGTTGCAGAACGAGCAGACTTTCTTCGAGACTTCCTTGCCCTGGTTCGGATCATCAATCCCTCCGTAGGGTGCGATCATGGCATCTCCTGGATTTCTGCTGCGCCACCGTTGACGGTAGCGGTTTCCTTGAATACCCGGATGCTTCCATCGTTACGGTGCAAGCGCACCGTTGCGGTGTACTTCCCTGGGCACATCCTCGTGAGAACACGCTCGGGCTGGTATTTGGGTGAATCGGCGCCGTCCAGTTGGCGTGAGAAGTTATGCTCCTCACAAGATCCTTGGTCGTGCTTGAAGTTCACCTCGTACCAACGGTTGCGGTCATCCCGCTGAATGGCGATGGTCAACCTGACAGCTGACCTACCCGCCATATCGAAGTTCTGCACCTTTGGTGAAAGCTTGATCCTAACGTCCGGCTCATCTGGGTAGATGACGGAAGCCAGGGAGAGCATGATGAGTACAAGCATGATCGTGATGTCACGACGGGTCTGGTCCCGCTGATCACGGGCAACCATCGCCTTTCGAGCGAGTTCTTGATCCCACTCCTCCACGGTCATGTCACACCTCCATAGATTCGTTCCTCCAAGTATGCTTCAACGGCGACGAGGAGCAGCATGGCGCAAAAAGCTAACCACGTCATATCTCCTCCTTTGCAAAGTGCTACTTTAATCTTGAACCTGTATTTAAATCCTGTCCGTTGTGCATATCTACCTCCTATAGCTGGTTAAGTAATTTCTCTAATCTACCCCGTGCTCCCTTTGATTGTTCTATCCAATCTGTTTCATCGAGTACCTTCCGGATGGACTCCCTAATCTGGTTACGCTGGGAGAGGAGGGCTTTGTTGACGATGTCCTTTACTGCCTGGCGTCTCTTATCACAGTAGTGTTGAGTTGCATACCACCATTCATCTGTAAACTTCTCATCAATCTTCTTATCCCACTCAACGCCTAGAGGCTCAGATTGGGTCTTGGCTTCGGTAGGTGTGTCTGAGGGGGTTTGGTTCGATCCATGACATGGGCATGGTCTTTTTAGACAGTGCACTTTTCCGTTCATTGAGCATCCGTAACACACGCATTCCATACAGCAGGTCTTTTTAGTTTCGTTGGTCATGTTAGAGAATAAAAGGTTATCAAGTGAATCTAGTTGGTCGTAAAATGCCTTCCTCAACTTCTGTCGTTGTCTCTCGTATTCCTCTAGGTTCATAAATCGCTTTGTGTGGGGTTAGACAACATCAGTGGTTGCTCTGTCGGTCCAACCCGTGGATTCAACGCCACACTTTTGACACTTTAATACCTGCGTTTTTCCATCGTTGTAGGTCTCGATCCAGTCATGATCTGACAATACCGAGCCATCACCGAAATCTATATCCTTACAGGTTGGTTCTTTCTCCATTGTATGAATTTAAAATATCTCCTTGGACTAGGTACAAAAAGTCATGAAGTACACTGAGTGCCATCTTAGAGCGTTCGTCCAGACGATCATCGTTCAGCAGATCAAACACTTCCGACTTCTGGAATATCCGTAGGTAATCGTACATATCGAGATAAATGCTCTGAGCTGTCTTCTTCTGACGCTTCTTGGGGGATGGTTTGGGCATTGGGTACTGTCCTTTATAAAATTCAACTCTGGTTGGTTTACTCATAACGCTTTATTAGGATGGGTTAGAGTGATCTGGTGGATAGAAATTGGCACCATGATTCGCATAATCGATGATCGAGTGGTCTTTCTCCTGCTTTACCCTCTCGAGAGCTATATGACACAACTCGTCCTTTATGGCTTCGATCTTTTTATGAATTTCCGGACTTCTAAGCGCATCCTCAATATATCTTTGGAGTAACAGCAATACGTCCTCCTGATATATCGCCGAGCTTATTTCTATGTGCGGTAGCTCTATAATTACTTTCTTTAAAGGCATACTCTTTGTATATGTTATTGATACTCTGGTGATTGGCAGGTGGGGAGAGCCTTACCATTAGGCTACTACGGTAGCCATATCCGTAGGTACGGGTCGAACGTACATTCCTCCCCCCATCTACCAACCACTCAGTACATAGGGTGTGATTCGCCTTTAGGGAGCTAGGAGATTTAGCTACTATCTCCGTTAAAATGCTCTCTAGGTTTATCGCAGGGTTTCCATCCCCCTAGAGACGAACCACACGGTATGGGGTGCTACTCAACCTTGACCAACGGCTTCCGCTTCAAGAGTTCAACCTGTATCTCGTCTATTTCGTCCTCTGTAGCTTCCTGAACCCCCTTCAACAGTTTTAACCTGAACTTAAGCTCCTTAACTGACGCTTTCTCTATATCCTTTGTAAGTATTGTCGGCATTTATTCTGAACCTCCTTTCCCCGAAAACCTCGAAAACGACCTAGTTCTGCCTTCTATAACCAGTGGACTTACTGTAATGGTCTCGGGCATATCTACCTCAATAATCATGTCCTTACTCACATTCTCTATCTTTAAACCTCCGTCGGCAGTAATTAGGTAGTCTTTCGGTCTAAGCGTTAGTTTATTAGTCATGGTTCTTTATGGGGTTAGGTATGCTTTAGGTGATGCACATATACTTCCAGTTTGGATAGGTGTAGGTGTCGTTCATGATTACTAGACAGAACTGACCTTGGATTACATCGAGTTTAACCAAGGTGAAGAAGATAATAGGGATAATCGCTAAAGCTATCAGTATCTTCTCTACTCTCTTACGTTGTGTAGGGGTGGGCATGGTTATTCCTCTTTTGGTACCGGCTGCTTCTGAGGTAAATAGACTACGCCTATCTGCTTACCATCACTCGTAATATCGAGCTTGTTACTGATACGGTTTTTAAGTGCGTTGAACTCTTTAATCGCTGCCATCTTGGTTTTGAGATCAGAGAATTGGTTGATCAGAAATAGGTGCTGCTTGTCCACATTCTCGGCATTGAATCCACCAGTCTCTAGGAGCTCATTTACCCGGTTGATGATCTTAACGTTTTTTAACAATCGGGATGCAGCAGCGGCAGCGGCCATGTAGCTCATTTTCTTACCACCCTCGTCTTTGCTTCCGTAGACTTCTAGGTAGCAGAGAGTTCCATTTCCAAACAGTTCCCTCTCACCGCTCACGTAGAGCTGGCAGAAGAGTTCATGCTTTGGATTGAGTGGTCTTTCTTTAGTCTCGGTCATAGTCAATAAGATCATCCAACTTAATTTGATCTCTTAATTGCTGAAGTGCTTCTCGATCTTTAAATGTATTCTCGAAAAACTTACAAGCTTTCTCGTGAATTAACTTAAATTCATGTTCTGGCGCTCCATCATAAAGCTGAATGTGAATCGTTACATCATGGCCGAATAACCTACCAAGTTTATAGTGATTTCTCTTCATGCTTATGGCACTAAGAATGGATTAACTGGTGTTGGTGTAGGATTTGCTTGATTTTTCAACTTATTAATCTCACTGATGATCACTCCAAACAGTGGGGTTGGTTGGCCGTTCACGTCTACTGATGGAATGTTTCCTTGGGCTAAAGCTGATAGAACGTCCTCATGCTGTCGGATACGGTCTGTGTACTTGTTCACCGTCCATATTGTGTAGATATTCACGGCAAGCAGGAACATACCGGCGACTATGGCGATAACCCAGCGATACTCTTTGGCTTTTTCTAGGTACTGATTCAATTCCCTTGCTGCATGACTTCGCCTTCTTTGAGGGATGGTTCTACCTCAATAAACCGGCGGAGGTTTGCGTTTATAAATTTAATATCAGTCTTATCCATCTTGTAGGCTTGTAATGGGACTACGAATTGGAGGCTTTTGGATTCTTTCTTGGCCAGTATCTCCCAGGCGTCCGGCTCGTTCGTCACGATTCCTACCAGGAAAATTGGGGCTTTGTACTTCTTTGATGACATAGGTAGTTACTTCTAAGTTTAAGGTTAATTGCCGAAGCTGTCCGAGTGCATAAGTTGGATCTCCCCGCACTTTTGGCTCACAGGTTACGCATATATCGGGAATACAGGAGGTGGTCTTATGGATCTCCTCGCACCGGCCACACTTGTAATTTTCTAGGAGCAATACGCTACAGATCCGGCACTTCCGCTCTCTACACACCTCACAGAAAACCATAAATGTTTTATACGCCTTACAGATAAACTCCTTACCGCATTCCCCACAGGTTTTCGTGATGTATCCCTCCACGGATAGTTTGTTATTTCACTTGTTCTTCCTCCTCGCACCGACATGGTTTTCCAAATTCGGTTACTTCACTGCAGGTTGGGCATAGGTGTTTCATTTAACTACTCGCAGTATCGCTTCTGGTTTTTCCTGGGCGAGTACCGCTTCGGTTATTTTCCACTTGAACTTCCATACCTCCAGTTCCATACCTTTCGCTTCGATAAATTCCTCGTGGCCATCAGCGAACGTCACGTAGAAATCAATGATGTACCTGAACAACCTGCGTGATGTCACTTTCGTTGTTAAGGTCACTCCGTCCAGGTAAATGTCTATCGGGTACTGGGGTACTACTTCCACCACACGGTCACTATCCCTGTTCGCCTTCTTTGCTATCTCTAAGTCTGCCGCTACGCTTGCCTCGAGCTTCGAGTGGTACAATCGACCCCCAAACTCGGTGCTCTTGGCTTTGAACTTGTTCGTCCTGAACTGTCGCATGAATGTCATAGGTCAAGGGCCCACGGGATGTTATACGTCAGGTGGGAAATAATATTTACCAAAGTCATGGGGATCAGGTACCTGGCACCGGCACGCTGCGCTATGGTTAGTGCTACACCAGTGGTCATGTGGAACAGTAGCGGAGCTATTCGAGCCATGGGATCTGATCCCTGCCACACGTACAGCAGGAACTCAACAAGGCCAAATATCGCAGCCACATAAAACCCAGAACGCTCGGTGCGCCATACTGCCGCATACGCTGATTTGTTTAGCTCTTCGGCAATGACTCCGAAGATAAGCTCGTTAGTTCCGATCATAGTAGACAGTTAATTCTTTTCTCCCGAACTTCTTTGCAATTCCATACGCTTCTTCTCCGTAGCCCATAAAAATATCGACCGTCTCAAGACCACGCATTCGATCTAGCCAGGTAGCATAGCGATCTTCACAGACGTACAGTTTCCCGTTGATCAAGAACTCAGTGCCAAATGGGTGTAGGTAGCTGCAAGCCACCATCCCCTCACGTGCGATTTTTCCACTAGCGGTTAAGCAACCCTCTGCGACTGGGTAGTGGCAGGAATCTTTCGAGCTGTACCCGGTAACCACCGCACGCATCATCATCGCCATCTCGGTAACACTATCTTCCTTATGGGAAGCGGTGCTCGAATTTGCACGGACGTGCAGCTCAAGACCCGAGGAGTTCACTACCGTCAAAGTAAGTACCGTGACGGAGATGATTGCGATGATGGTGAGTACGGTGGTTTTCATGGCTATTTCAGTTGCTTTAGCTGGTTGAATATATCCGCAAGTGGTTTCAATGGTTTTGGTGTCTTATCAACCGAATTAAACTGAGGTTGATCTGCTCTCCACGCTTTCAATCGCTCAATATCTAACACCAGGCAAATAAAGAAACTTGGGTTAAATATTCCCTGGCGAACCTGAACTAACTGTCCAGTCTTAAGACCAACTTTGACCTTCTCGACCTCATCGGCCTCAATGGGGATTTCAGATTTATCACTCAGTTTTACGATGTATGCGCTCATGTGATTATTTGTTTGCCTTTAAACTTTGATTGCTGCCGTTCTCGAATGTTGTTGAACCAGGTAGTCAATCGCCGCATAACCTCAAACGTCTCCTGTTTCTCCCAACGCTGTTTTTTTCCCGTGGGATTTAATTCCGTCCAGTAGAGGATAAACTTGGTCACCTCGCCCCTGGCTAGATCCTCGGGTATCCCCTTGGCCATAAGGTTTGCTATGACTTCCTGCTGCTTCCCTTGGTTTTCAAAAAATTCCTTTGCAATCCCCTTAGGGGTTAGAGATGCGCCAGCATCTCCCTCTGCACTCCCTCTTTCTTCTCTTTCTCTATTCTTTTCTTGTCTATTCTTTTCTCTTCTATTCTCTTCTAGCGTTACTTTCGTAACATCTTCGTAACGTGGTTCGTTACTCTCTTTATGTCTCTCTCTAAATCTCGCTTGACGCTCTGCGTTAGTTAGATTGGTTTCTTGCCGTTTTTGCCAGTTTTTTACCGTTATTATTCCGTTACGGAGCACTATCATCCCAAGCTTCTTAAACCTCTCTAGCACTCCTTTTGTTCTCTCCCACTCCTCATCTTGAAAATTCACACCAGCATGGAGCATTAACTGCTCTTCACTGAGGTACCTCACTACTCCATCGGTTTGACTAGCGAAACAGAGGAGGGTAACCCAACAGCTTCTCTCGCAAGCAGTAAGGCCAAAGATCTTCTGATCTCCAAGGTACTCACCCCCATAAAATTTGAACCACTGGTTAGCCATAGATTCACAGCAAATTCATCTGCTGGGTAAAATTTTTTAACTTCCACACCTTTGCGTTTCGACCTGTTACCTTACAAGGACGTACACAGTCCTCTACCAAGTACCCCTTATCCCGAAGCTCCTTAACCCGTGGGGTAACCGTGTTGATTGGCCAGCCTAGGTACTTCCCTAGCTCCGCATTCGTAAACGTGTTTGTTAGGAATGCCTCAATGACGATCTTTTGTCGGTTCCCCAGGCTTGGCACAACCTCACCAAAGTACGCCTGGAGTGATGTTGGTTGGATGTTCATGTTTGGTATCGAGAGGTCGATTTCTCATCTTCCTTCGCTTTAAGGAAGTACTTCAGAGAACGGATCATCTCGAGAACAAGTTCCTTGGTATCACGAGCCTCCCTACGGGCTTGGTACTGTTCAGAGATCTCAGCTTTTATCTTTGCCCTATTAGCTTTCTCCTCTTGCTCGTAGCACCGCAGGAGCTCTTTGTTGTAATCCATGTCACAGCGTCGTATCTCATCATTACAGTTACCCAGCAACGAACTGAGTTCATTTAGGATTTCTGCCGCACGGGGAGGCTGGAGGTCTTCACTTCGCACCTCCAGTTGCCGTTGCTTGATGATGTCTCGTACGGTAAGCATGGTTTAGAAAGGTAAATCCTCTGCTTTTGGTCTTGGTTGTTCGTCATCAGTAACCACATTCTCTTTCGGCGTTACACTCTGAATCTCAGGGTAGCCGGTATCACTTACCCCCAACTTGTATCCTTCTGGGATCAAGTAGATTACCGTCTGCATCTTTCCTGAGATCAGGGCTGGCATCGTCTTTACGGTCAGGTAATGACCCTGCCAGTTAGCTGAATCTTCACCAAAGGCGTCAACAAGGCCATTGATGGTTACTCGATTCAGACTAATGTTGAGAGCCTCAGAGTCAGGAAGGTGTTTGAATCGGATCTTTGCTACATCCTGGGTCTTTGGGCTACCGTCCTTGTTGGTGAACGAGCTGGGAATAGGCTTTGTCTCACTAACCAGCTTTGCGACTGATCCATCGGGAACTTCACTCGCCTTAACCCATCCTCCTGTTACGGTAACTACTGATTTTTGATACTTAGTCATGGTTATTGGTTGTAGTGTCGGTACAGCGTCAGGGCGGCTTCAAAGGCTTTCATATCTGCCTCGAAATCGTATGAGTAGACTGTTTCGACTACGTTAGTTTCTTTAGGGATATTGATGATGCAGGAACCGTGATACTCTGCTGGATCGGTTTCTTTGAGCATCTTCATGTAGGCAGCACACTGGAGGAACGGGGTACGGTCCCATATCTTCTTCATCGTCTTTACGTCTCCCACGAATCGCTGCCCGTCTTTCTCAAATACAAGGTCTGTGGTACCTGCAATCCACCATTCCCGTGAGTACATACGCTTTTCTGATTCAATAAACTTGATGTTGTTTGCCATCGCCCAGTTTATGAATGACTGGACACCTGGGTGGTTTGATACTGATTTCTCTGGTAGAAACCCGTTAAATTTCTCTATGGCCACCTTCACAATCGTCTCAATGTGAGCGTGAGTATCAGTTCCTTGGTCGGCTGCCTTATCTCGTTTCTTGGCATGGGCAGTACGGGCTGCTTCTAGAAGCTTCCCAAGTAACGAAGAGTCTTTGAAAAACTCATCAAACGTTGGGAAGTTATCTCGAATATGGTCACAAGCCATATCTGCTGCCCACTGGATCAGTGCTGGTTTAGCTATTACCGAGAGTACGGTGGTTACTCCCGTAACTGGCTTGTCGTCTATGGTGTAAACGTGCTTGAGGTAGCGATTGGTCTTTGGGTTCAACCACTTCTCGTGGAACTGGAAGTTAATAGGCTGGGTATTCATGGGCTTGTTCTCCTAGAAGATCAAGAATGTGATGAGCGACTACTTTGCCGTCCTCATCGTCACCCCAAACCTTTAGGCCATTTACGATTGCTAAGGCTAGCTGCTCGACCGATAGATAACTTCTATGCTCCCTGGCCTTCGCTACCGACTCGATAATCGAGTTGTATGCTTTGAAGGAATCAGGATCTAATAGTGCGTTTGGGACATATTCCATAGGTTGATACTTGTCCCTATCACCCACCAGCGCTTTGTAAGTACTGGTGGATGACAGGGTACAAAGCTATAAATCTGCCTCTACATGCGGATCTACGAAAAACGGACATGACGAACGGTGGTACATCGGCGGACACATCTGTTCACAGATCTGGCGGTCACCTTCTTCTTCGTTCTCCACTGGGCGATCAGGCCAGATATGCAATCGCTGCAATCGAGAGGATAAGTCCACCACTGATGAGTCCACAAATACGTGCAACTTTCTCGTTACGCTCAATTTCTTTGAGCCTTGGATAGTAATCATGCATTTGCTGTGTTGTTAATTTGCTTGATACAAGCGGGTTCGACGCTATGAGTTCTTTCCTCCCAGAGGAGGTACCCAACGGCAGGAGGTATAAAAGGTCGTCCCCATACCGTATCGACACCTGGGTACTTTCTCTGAAAGAAAAGAACCGACTTATCGTCGGTTATTGGTCGGCTCTTCCTAGACGCTCTATTTTGACTTATACGGGGCTTTGGCTTACGTCATACAACTTTGATTATACGACTCACCAAGTCCTCCTATAACTCAATTTCGAGCGTCTAGGACGATTCCTAGACGATAAGTAATTTACCCGCTATCCCCTAACCCGAAGGTTAAGAGGTATTACACTGAAGTAATAACATCAATTCCCCATTCTTCCGAATGAGGGGAAAACGGGTTAGTTGTAAATGTCCTTTCCCCTACTCTCCCCCATCATACTCTTTTACTTGCCAACGGTCAAGCACCCTTTGTGGATAACTGGCCAACGTGGATTCGGGGGCGTCGTTTGCCTGAGCCAATAAGGTACCATCGGTAAACTGTCTTTTTATCACTCTCCATTCTCTCAGCGATTTGGCCAAATGAAAGTTTCTGTTTACGATACTTCATGACTTCCCTAACCTTTTTGAGATCAGTATATGGTGAAGGCATTATTGGAGATTTTTCTTTATAGCCTTATAAATCTCAGAAAGAATCAATAGTGTGAGACCAGTTGAGACTACTGCTATACAGATTTCTTGTATATTCATACTCCCACCATAGCACTCATCTTGCCTACGATCAAGTGCACAACTAAAACGTCTCCCGTGCCCGTTTCTCAATGTGTTCTGGGTTATACCTCATGTAGACCTGGGTGGAGGTGACTGTCGAGTGCCCCAAGATCTCTTTAGCGAGAACTATATCGTTTGTCCTCTGGGCTCGGGACCTTCGGTACGAGTGGCAGGAAATACGCCGTTTGATACCTGCGGCTTCGCACCATTCCCGTACCCAGCGTTGGATGCTTCGGGTCGTTAGGTGGCCGTTTGGCTTTCGGTCCACACACTTCTGGTTAGTAAACAGTGCCGGTCCCCAGGCTAGTTCTAAACGCATACCCAGGTACTTGCGGAGTAACTCATCTGTTCGCTCCGGCCAGTAGATCCACCGATACCGTTTGTTTTTCTTGTTCTCGATGAACATCCTTGGTTGATCGGTAACTTGGGTCAGGGTTATATCGCATAGCTCAGAGACACGCATACCGGTAAAGTACAGGAGATGGTGAGCTACTTTTCGCTGGAGGCTAAAGAACATATCGTCCCGCAGGATTGAGTCTATAGCCAGGAACTCGTCTGCGGTAATCGCCTCGTGGGGTCGGGAAGCGTGACGGGGGATTCTCAGGAAGTAGGGATCTACTACTCCCCTGCCCTGGCGCTTTAAGTATTCAAAGAAGTTCCTGATGATCGTTATGCTATAGGCTACCGTGCTGGCCTGGTAGCGTGAGCTAAGATACCTCTGGTGCCTGATGATGTCCCCTATCGTAACCTCTTCCACGGACTTCAAAGGCATCTCCCCATTGAAACGCTCTAGGTAGTATCGGTACTCGATTCCAGCTCTCTCTGCGTAACTCGCCTTCCATCCAAGATACTCCTCGATTTCTGGCCACATAAAGCAAAAACCCAGGCCTTTCAGTTCCTGGGTTATGCCGCTGTGCCCCTTTAACAGGGACAGCTAGATACCGGGTTAACGGTATCTACTGACATTCTACCCCACGTACTGAAAGGTGCAATGAAGGTCCTCAAGCTGCCTACATTGCTACACGGGTGTATTAGATTTGCGCTATGTATACAACAACGTATAAACGTATGTCAACTGGCGACTTTATGTTTTCTTTATTCCTTCTTGAAACCGGCAAGGGTAATATCACCCTGGCGATAGCGTCCAATCCATGCAGTGATACCACCGATGATGAGTGGGATGTTGGCAATGATCTCGTTAGAGCAAGCTTCTGAGAAGCCTACATTAACAAGCAGTGTACCAATCACCGCAACCAAGATACCACCCTGGGTTAGGGAGAATTTCATGTTACGCATTTTGCTCGAACGCATCACGTAGCGCAGGGTAGATTGCGCCGATTTTCAGGTGGAGTGGCCATGATGGGAACACGCCGCCGTCCTGAAATCGGTCAAACTCTTCCCTCGTCACCGTGCGAGGCGTATCGAGAATTATTTTTATCCTGTCCCGCAAGTAGACTTTCGTCTCCAGGTCGGGGATTCTGTACCGGTACCCAGACTCGACCAAGTACTGATCCGGTGAATCGGCTAACTTAATTAAGTCTTTCATTCTGGTTATTTCGAGGTATTCATTGGGTAAATCCATGAGTACCATCGGGTTAAATACATAGTTCTGTCTAAAGTAATCTTCGGAAAGGAAGTAGTAGCCGTTCTCACCCCACTGATCTGACCATGAGTTAGGACCATAGATGTACCGTTTACCGCCGATAGTTCCAAAGCCAGTAGCTACTAGGAAATGTCCCCAGATTCGCTCAGCTGGGAGCGGTGGCCGGACAAACCCATCCCCCCAACCTTCGTTGGTTCCGTGAACTCCAAGGACAATCCCCTGTTGCTGCTGGATAGCGTAGGCGATTTCATCCATGGTCAAGGTGACGTGGCCGTAGCCAGAGGCTTTACGGATACGAGCGTTGCGAGTGACGATCTCAGAATCATCTCGACGGCGCATCCAATCTTCGGTAGGCGGATTGCCGTTGATGTAGGAGCTCACGAAGGCATCGGTAGCGACTCCCCTAGCAGCGAGAATACTTCCACCCTTGTAGCCATACGCCCCACCATCGGGAGGCAACCAAATGCGAGAGTAAATGTCCCGAGGTGAGAGAAGCGTAAATGACCTGTTCTCGACAAACTCTTTTATTTCAGCGAGGTACGCCCACGCCTGGCCTACGCAGGAGCCAGAAGATCCTTGGTTCTTGATAGGCAAAGTCAAACCAAGCTCTTTGAGTACGTTGTGGCCTTCACTCCAGTTCACTGAAGGTGCGCCAGCCGCCCTAAATGGAATATCACGAGGATCAGGCGACCTTGGTATAGCTCCTGGGTTAAAATCAGGTGGAAATTTCCACATACTTCTACGCTATACCTAGTTTTTGATCCTGTCCGTCTTATGCACAGGGAGTTGTCCACTTGTGGTATGATAGAGGTAATGAAAGGAGACTTTGAGTACTACAGTGGAAGAAAGTACAAAGGGTTTCCTACCATAGATCCTCGGTGGTATGCTTATGGTCTCATTTTCTTCTCACTTGCTTTTGGTATAAAAAAGGTGTTAGAACTCTTTTAACTATGGAATTAGAAACAGCCCTAAATTTGCTTCGAGAATACGGATTTACAAAAGACAACACACCATTGTTGGTGCTGGCACTTGTTTTATTCCTCTACATAGATAGGGTAATTAGCCCAGTAAAAAAATCTATAACCAGGGTAACCAATGCCGTCATTGAGATTCAGACCACTTTAAGAAATAGGATGAGAGGTATAACTCTTGAGCATTCCTTGGTAGAAGCACCAGGAAGTCCACTTCAACCTACAGAGCTAGGAAGAAAATATATCATCGAGAGTGGTTTAGAAAAAATACTTAACGAGGAAAAAAGCATGCTCAAAGAAAAGATAGAGCTTCTTTTGGTCGGGTTAGAGCCAACAGAATATGATGTACAGGAAAAGGCTCGAGAGGTATTGATCTCGTTAAAGGACGACCCCCTAATGAACCCCGTTAAAGAGTATGCTTACCAAAATGGCTTAGATGTAGATATTATACTTCGTGCCGGCGGTCTTTGGTTGCGAGATGACTATTTAGGAAAGCAGAGAACAATTTCTAAGACGACTGAGATTACTCAGTAACTTACTTCTCCTGCTCCAGTAAATACCTGATCTGATTCCCTACTTCCTTGACCAGTTTCTTCGGAAGTCTAAACTAGAAATATGAATCAAATAGATGTCTGGGTACTCCGTGTAGCGGTGATCTCAATCGCTATCCTGGCCATTATCTTTCTGGCTGGCTCACCGTTCAATGATTCAGTAACCGAAGGTATCACTCTTGTTCTGATGCTACCTACAGCACTAGCTCTCATGGTGTTTTTTCAGAACCGAGATAACCCGTTTACCTACTCCATTGTAAGGTATCTCGGATGGTTCTTGTTTGGATTGTGGATCTTATCTAAGGTATTGAGGACTTCTTGACAACTTCATTCTAGGGGAGTAAAGCAATGGGAATGAATAAGATTCTATCTTTATTGAAAGAGGAGTTAAATAAAAATCTAAGTAATGCACATTGGGCTTTTTCTCTAAGCCTAATGGTTACCGGTCTTCTTTTGTTGTATCTCTCAGCTGTTCTGCTGGGGAAACTAATCAATAGTTTAGGATTCTACGGCGACCGGGCGGCATTCGTTGCCTTTCTGGTTATATGGATCGCAATACTTTGGGGAGCGGTTCATAGGAGGAATTAAAATTTTGGTAGCTTCTCTTTTTTCTCCGCTGAGTATTTGAAGTTATACTTTCTAAAAATATCATTCTTAATTTCATCCTTCTTTGAGGTATTGACCTTCTTTTGATCTTCTTCAGATAGTGCTTTATACTTTGGATTTTCTTTAATTTCATCCAGCCAAGTTTCATAACGATCATTGAAGAATTCATTTGCTTCATCGAATTTCTTTTGCCCTACTTTGTCTCTAAATTGTTTCAATTCTACACCAGGGTTCTGGTTCCAATTAGCCTTCCTGGGAATAGTTGTTGTGAAACCGAGAGCATCAAATAAGAATAGTAATAGGTTGGCATCTGCCTTTCGGAGGTCATTAAACGTCTGTATCGGTAATGGTATTAGTCCACCTGCGATATTGGTTATTGTTGGCTTATTGCCATCAAAATTCTGACCTTTTGCAAGGTCTCTGATAATACCCATGAGTGGTGCCAATTTACCCTCCCAGAAGTTCTCAAAAATATCTAATGCAGTCTGTTCACCATATTTACCAGACTGAGTTCTGATTTTCTCTACCATGTTGTATGCAAGTTGAGCTATGGAGGCCATACCACCTGTGAGATCAATCCATACGCCACCAATTTTGATTTTGCCAATGTGTTTTTTATCTACACTGTCAGGCCAGAAAATATTCGCAATGAATTGAATGGCTGCTATTGTTCCCACGATCTTGAGTAAATTTATAGCCGCTTGCTTTCGGACAAATGGGGTCACACCTCCCTGAAACTGGTGGGCAGTGAGTATATCGAAATTTGATTTGAGAAACTTAATAGAAAAAAGAACTGTATTAATTTCCTTACCGTATACACTAGCCAGCTTGGTCTTACCTCGCCCGGTCATGGCATTAACAAGATTACCGATACTTTCGGCCTGTTCCCTCTCAGTAGTATCAACCCCCTGGTCTTCGGCCTTGTCGATCATACGATCCGCCAAGTCTGCACGCATTCTAAGTGCAGCTCCATTGTAGGCAGATTCGGCTGCCTTAAAGAGCCTCCTTAGATATGGAATCCTTTCAGGAAATGATGACGGAAAAGCCTCCTCAGTCGAAAGGCCAATATCTAATCCCATCCGATTGTAAGTACCACTGAGTGCATTCGGTCTAGAAAATACGTCTGCCTTGATGGGTACCATAGCACTAACACCCTTTAATTCCCTCAATATATCACCCCATGATTTGATGAAGTTCCGACCCCAAACGGATGGATTTGTATAGAGTACCTTGATACCTTGCCTTCCAAAGAATGAGTTATCAAGTGTTGAAAGGAATGACTTTAATGCTCCACCGACCTCAACAATAAAATCTTTCGGGCTCTTAATCAGTTCTATAAAGGGTGTTGATTCTGCCTCTAACTTAAGATCGCCTACATACTCTTTAAACGCAACCAGCGCAAGGCCATACTCAAGACGTTCCGGACTTCTAATTGGAGAATCCTCCCTGATCTTAGATTTGTTTTCTGCCACCAATCTGGCCAATTCAGCTATCCTGGTGGCTTCCTCTACTGTCACTTCAACACCAAGCCTTTGGTTAGCTAGGTCATTCAAAAAACTCTCAAGCTCTCTTGGTTGCAAAACCTCGGTCATGCGGTTTACCCGAGAGAGAATATCCCTAAGTACCTCTGGTTTCATACCCACTACCTGTTTAGCCCAGTTGATAATACCCTGCTGCTGGCTTTTCAGAAGCAGCTTTGATTCAAAGAGGGCGTTTACTGATCTAGCCTGTGCCTCGCCCAAGAAACTACTAAAGAAATCACGACGCTCTTGACTCGTCATATCAGCAAGTTTCTCTGGGTTTATCTCCCCGGATCGTAGCTTTTCTTTAAACTTTTCGGCTAATTGTTTGGGTAGACAAAGCATAGTTAGCACTTAATTGATTCAATGAAACTTTCCCACGTTTCTTTCTTGGGAGCCCTCTTCTTGATCTCCGCTTTTATGTCTGCTGCTATCCTGGTCTTGGCCTTCCTTACGTTCACCATTCTTCTTGTTGCCCTCTTTTCTCTGGCTTTAACCACATCCATAATGGCGACCACAGGTGAATCAGGATCACGTTCTGCCAACATCCTCATTTCTTGAGCGTGGACAGATGTTTCAGAAGTTAGTGGAGAGTTGGCAATATCCTGTAACAATCCCACATCACCAGTTCTCATGGCATAGTCCTCCATTACCTTAATCATAGTACCCCCCAATAACCCCTCTGGCAGAGATTCTTCACCCCTCAAGATTCTTCGTGCTTTTGTATAATCCTGCTTGATTAGAGCCAGAGCCTGGGTAGTCTGTTTTTCAATAGTCGTGGGTGTGTACTGGGCAAGATCTTTAAAACTCTCGGCAATCCTTTCCTTTAAAGCTTTTGCCTCAACACTAGATGCAACTTTAGAAGTCTTTGTGTCCAGATTTTCTGACTCTTCTTTGGGTTGTAATGTCGTCTCGGAGGTATTCTCAATATCTTTATTGACAGTAGATTCCTCTTCTCCTGCATCCATATCGTCGATAGTCACTTTCGCAGGTGTGATCTCTTTCGGAGCCTTTTGGGATGGTTGAGATGGTACCTCCTCCAGCTTCTCTAATGGTTCAATGTTAGTCACTTGACCCTGGCTCTGCTTGAACCTCTCGTATACAGTTCCTTGGGGTTTCTCAGGCGATCCAGTACCCTCTATATTTACCTGATTCTGCCCTTGTGAAACTATCTTGTTTACAGCGTACCCACCGGCACCAATACCGGCACCAGAGAATCCACCAATAGCAAACTCTCTGAGGATGTCCCCACTCGTTATGTATCTCTTAAACTCCTCAATTGTTTGTTTTTTCTCTTCGGGAGTTTTGGCGTTTTGATAGTCGTTTCCTAATTTGAGAACCGTTTGGAGTGTTTCGGTACCACCTTCAATTCCAAATGTCTTTGCTACGGTGTTAATAAATGTTTTGCCTCCGGCCTTAAGTATTCCTTCAAGTGCACTGCCAAGCATCCGATCACCCACCACGTCTATGGCAATATTGCCAGGGCTAGTGACTCTGCCGTGTTTCTTGATTTGTTCGTCGGCAGAGAGTGCGGTCCAATATGCTGTTGATAGGGGTACGCCAGCATAGGGAATAAACGATAGTGCCACACCAATAGCCGATTGTGGACCGGCAGACTGGAGACCATACAGTATCTTCTCTAGTTCATTGTTATTCGGATCACTGGCCTTCTTTTTCCAAGCTTCGTAAGCTTCCTTGTATGTCTTAGATGGGCTCAGGGCTTCGATACTGGAGATAAACTTCAGTCCGGCATCATCTGTCTTACCCGCAACCTCGGAGATTACCTTCCTCCCAGCATTGCTATTGAGAAGTCGCATTATAGGGAAGTTTTCAACTGTCTTTTGGTACCCCTCTTGCGACGGTTTCTTGAACGATTCAGTATGGGGCAGATTGATACCAATGCCCGTCTTTTCTTTGATCTTCTTCAGCGCTGTCTGTAACTCACCATTCGGTCCAAAGAACCGCTTAAACACGGATTGTCTCACCTCTGGTGTACTGGAAGCAAAACGTTTACCTCCCGCCCATCGTTCTTCGTAGATAGCCTTAATCAGCTCCTCCTCAGAGGCGTCCTTACCAACCTTCTGCAGAGCTTTCTTAACCACATCATTATTCGGACCATGCTGAACCGCAGTTGAGTATATTACCTGCTGTAACGTTTCACCGTATTTCTTAAGCGGAATACCCAATGCCTTGAGCATCTGAGATTGAGGATTGAAATGCGTATCACGAATATACCGCTCCTGAGCATCTTTAAATTGGGGATCATTCCTGGCCACCTCTTGCCACTTCACATTAAACTGGGGGGTGCCAGGTTTGAGATTTCCAAACTGCTTACTATACCCCGATAGTTGCAAAAATCTCCCAACGTTGTTTTGGGTAAGCTGATGGGTACCATACGACCAGCCACCAGTGGTGTCATAACCTACAGCGTCGGCTCTCCCACTTGATTCGTACTTGGCAGATAACTCACCAAGGTTTGTTTGCTCCCTTCCTTTAAAGCGGTCATACACGCTACCACCGGAAGCCCCAGTCTTTGTAGACTTAAATTGCTCGTACACTGAAACTGGAGATGGGGGTGTAGAAGTCTGAACCGGTCCTATAATCTTATCTTCTAGTTTTTTGGGGAGAACAGCCCGTGCCGCACGCTTAATGATCCCTTCCTGCTGGGGAGTTACTTCAGGAACCTGAGTAGTTCCTTGGAGACTTTTCTTATAAGTATCATAGACTGACATTTAGGTGACATTAGGGGCTACTCTAAACCGGCCTGGCCAAGTGCAAACAGAAAGAAATCAGGATCAGTCTTTAGTGCCTCCAAGTCCTTGGTAGTAAACCCTTCTTGGGTCTGTACCCAGGCAATAGCTTTTGCCCGCTCATTAAGTGAGGCATCCTTGTAACCTGTTTTAGTAGTATCCTTATCTGGCTTCTCCGGTTTAGCATAGTTACCACCACGGATAATTTGCTGGTCTAGAGGCTTATTGGGGTCAATCTTGTCGGGGATAAGGAGAAGGGTTCCATCAGGCATAACTTGCTCTTTGTACTCCCCATTGGCGGCAAGGGTTCCACCAGGAATATCCTTACTAGTCATGTCAAGTTGACCTGTTGTCGGGTTTACTCCGTAGGCTATGATCTTTCCGTCTTTAACCTCGTACTTGTACGTTGTCTTGGTACCCTCCGGCTTTGCCGCATTGTAGAAAGCTTTAAGCTCAAACTCATCCATACCACTCTTTTCTAAGAGCTTCTTGTATTGCTCAGGTGCCAGATCCTCCAGAGATACACCACCTTGAGCTAGGGTCTTTACTGATTCACGGGCTTTGGTTTGTGCTCCAGCGAGATAGTCAATGTACGCTTTGGCATTACCTAAAGCTTCCTGTTTCTTCGCTTGAATTTCTGCTCGAGCATCAGCGTCAATCTTAGTGAACACTGAAGCAATCTTTTGTGACTTCTCAGCTTCTAATGCCTGGCGGACACGGAGGTTCTGCATTTGAGTACCAGCAGTATTTGCCTGGCCAATATCAGAACCCATAAGGCCAGAGCGAGCGTTGATAGCTCGTGTCTGTCCCAAACGATCCTGGGCATTGATATTCTCTTGAGCAAAAAGTGATTGGTACTCTTTGTCGATAGCATCAATCGTACCCTGCATTCGAGCACGGATGTCATTGCGGATTTGTTCCTCGTTTGGCTTGGTTCGATTCAGGCTCTCGTAGTACTCACGGGTAGCTTTATCGAGGGCAGATTCAGTAGGTTGAGCCGGAGCAGTGGCAGTCTCCCCCATGTTAGGGATACCACCAATGGGTTTACCATCTGGACCAAGCTTGTAGGCAGAAACAAATCCAGGTCGATTGATCTGATCCGCAGTTCCTTTCGTTAAACCGTAGCGGTCGTAAGGCGTTGGCATGATTATGGTGCTCGTAATTCAACCGAGTACATAATTGCCCCGGCATCATTACAGGTATTACAGTTGAGACGCAATCA